TCTTCTCACGTTTTACCGGCTCAACAAGACGCATATCTACGTGAAGTTGCATTGATGCCCATGTTGCTTGAAAACTCACGCTTAGGGGTTCGAGTCGATGTCCCTGGTTTAGAGCAAGCACAATTGCAAGCAGTGGCAGATATTGCTTTATGTAATGACTGGGTTCGTACATGTTTGAATTCTCCTGAGTTAAATGTTGACAGCGATCAACAGCTAGTCGAGAGTATTTATACGACCGAGCATTGGGATAGAAATAAAACTTGGCCTACCACAGATAAAGGCCAAATGCAGGCAACCAAAGAAGCTTTAGAGGAGATGCTAACCAATGAGTACCTTCGAGATGTCCTCAGATATCGGGCAAATCTATCTACGTGCCTCTCAACTTTCATTGAACCTTGGCTTGCATCAGGTAGAGCTACGGGCCGCATCTATACCAATTGGAACAGTGTTAGAGGCGAGCGTGGTGGGACCCGGACCGGACGGCTCAGTAGTACTCCGAATTTTCAAAATGCACCCATCAGATATCCCAAAGTAAAGCTACCATCGGATCTACATGTTGCAGACTTACCATTGGTACGTAGTTTCATTCTTCCTGATGAAGGCCATAAGCTAGTTGCATGCGACTTTAACGCTCAAGAGTTACGTATTTTTGCTCACTTTGAAGGTGGCAACCTAATGCAACAATATCAGCAAGATGCCAGAGCTGATTTGCATACTTACGCTGCCAATATGATGACACAGGCAAGTGGCCGTGAGGTTAGCAGGACATACTCAAAAGGTGTATCCTTTGCTATTCTTTATGGCGCTGGGCCTAAAAAGATTAGTGAAATGCTTGAGGTTGATTATGGCTTGGCAAAAACATTGATGGATGCCTATACAACAGCTGTAGCACCGGGCCTTAAGGCAATGCAAGCAACTATGCGTACAAGGTATAAGCTTGGCCAGCCTATTAAAACTCTTGGAGGTCGTTTAGTAAAAATGGAACCGCCAAAGGTTATCAATGGTAAGCTTAGAGAGTTTGACTATAAAGGCGTTAACCTTCTCATTCAAGGCTCTGCAGCAGACCAAGCCAAGGCAGCTATGTTGTTGTATCAAAAAACTCGACAAGGCAGTCGCCTATTGTTAAGTGTACATGATGAATTAGTTATTAGTGCCCCTGAGGATAGCATAGAACGTGAGGCTATATGTCTTACCAATGCTATGTGTGATGCGTTAGAAATGTCAGTCCCCATGGTTAGTGACTATAAAGTTGGTAATAACTATCAGGAAACGAAATGAAAACATTTTGGTTCATGGTCTTTGTATACATTGTAGGCACTATTGTTGCAGTCCTTGATTTGTTTGTTTGGAGACCATAATGAAGTCATTATCACACTCATCTATTAAGTCCTATGAAGAGTGTCCTTATAAGTATAAGTTAACTCGCATTGATAAGCTACAAGAGCCTACAGGCCCAGCGGCGCAACGAGGTAAAGATATTCATACAGAGTTTGAAAATGCTCTTGATTTAAAACAAAAGTTAGATACTACGTATGACTATTGGAATGATTACATTACTGAATTGATTAGTAAAGGAGCTAAAAGTGAGGTACAGTTTGCGATTACAAAAGACTGGGTTCGCACCGATTTTCTTGCTGCCAATGCTTGGCTTCGTGGTATTTACGACGTGCTGTGGGTTGATGGTGATCATGCTCATGTATTGGATTGGAAGACAGGTAAAGAGCGCGATTATGGAGATCAACTCAAGTTGTATGCAGCTATTATCTTGGCTGAACTACCCCAAGTAAAAAAAGTTACTACTGAGATTTGCTACATCGATTTAAACAAAAAGGTTAATGTTGCTACATACGCACGCAAAGACTTTGATGAGCTTAAAGAATGGATCAGCAATCGCATTGCACGCATCGAAAGAGATGACATTTACGCTCCAAAGCCTAGCAATAATTGTAGGTGGTGTCACTTCCGTAAAGACAATGGCGGGCCTTGTCAATGGTGACCAAGGTATTACTTGAACGAGATCTTGAAACTTACTTTTCACGGCAATGCAAAAAACAAAATCTCCTCACATTGAAGCTAAATGTTCGCTATGCAAGGGGATGGCCGGACCGAATCGTGGTATTGCCTGCTGGGAATACATTATGGGTAGAACTGAAGAGGCCCGGCGGCAAAGTATCACCGCTGCAAATAAAGCTGCACAAGGAACTACAAAGTCGAGGGCATAGTATCCACGTAATAGATTCTAAAGAAGGGATTGATCGTGTTTTGGGAACCACATGAGTATCAAAAAGAAGCTGTAAAGTTTCTCATTACTAGAGGCTCTGGTTCTCTTTGGCTAGACCCGGGCTTAGGTAAAACATCTGTTGTGTTATCAGCGTATAGAGTATTGCGCACTAAAGGCCTTGCAAAGAAAATGCTAGTCATTGCCCCTTTGCGACCTGTGCACGCTGTATGGCCTGCTGAGCTTAAAAAGTGGGAGCAATTCTCAAGCTACTCAATGGGCGTATTGCATGGTGCAAATAAAGCTAAAGTGCTTAAGCAAAACCATGACATTTTTGTGATTAACTTTGAAGGCATTGGGTGGCTATCATCTCAACTCAATGGTAAGCCTTGGCCATTTGATATTCTAGTTATTGATGAAAGTTCTTACTTAAAGAATACTCAAACACAACGCTTTAAAACGATTAAGCCTTTATTAAATAAGTTTGATCGCCGTTGGGGCTTGACTGGCTCACCTGCACCTAATAGCCTATTGGATATCTTTGGCCCGCAATATATCATTGACCAAGGCGCTACCTTTGGGCCTTACATTACGCATTTTAAAAATACTTACTTTTACCCATCTGGCTTTGGCGGGTATGAATGGAAGCTTAAACCTCAAGGTGAGCAACAAATCTACGATAGGTTAGAAGGCAAGGTGCTTAGAATGGCGGCGCTAGACCATCTAGATTTGCCTGAGCTAACATATAACAATATTGTGGTAGAACTACCTGCCGATGCTAAGAAAATCTACCAGAGCCTTGAGGACGACCTTACTATCGATTTGCAATACGGTAACATAACTGCTGTGAACGCTGCAGTGGCTGTTATGAAATGTCAACAAGTAGCTAATGGAGGGTCTTATTTAGATGGAGAAAAGAAACAATCGATCAATATTCACTGCGCCAAAACACAGGCCGTTCAGGAATTGGTGGAGGAGTTGTCGGGTCAGCCTTGCATTATCGGTTATCATTTTCAACACGACTTGGAAAGACTCAAAGTTGCTTTTCCTGAAGCGCCTGTCATTGGTTCCGGTGTTGTTGGTGATAAACTCGATAGAATTATTAGCGCATGGAATGCCATGGAAGTTCCGGTTTTACTTGCACATCCGATGTCTGCTGGCCACGGTCTCAATTTGCAAGGCGCTGGGCATGCCGTTATCTGGTACTCCTTAACTTGGTCACTTGAAGTCTACGAGCAATTCATACGCCGACTTTGGAGACAAGGCCAAAAGAATCATATTGTAGTACACCACATTATTGCTAAAGATACTGTGGACGAGGCTATCATATCTGCCGTTAGACGCAAAGATAAAACTCAACAAAATTTGTTGAATGCTGTGCGTGACTACGTGAGACGTGATAAAATTGAAACCGTTGATATTTGAAAAGTATGCAAGCCATCACACTATTTACACAACAAGGAGATTCTGCTATGTCAGAGGCAAAGACGCGTCGTTACGCAAACAAGAAAGCAATCATTACACTTTTAGCTGAAAACAATCCTAAGCGCCAAAACACATTGGCCTATGATCGTTTTGATTTATATAAAAGCGGTATGACAGTTGCTGAATACCTTGAGCAAGGTGGTCGCTCTGGTGATATTAACCATGATGTTGAAATGGGCTTTATTTCATTGAGTGAATAATGAAGATCTTAATAACCGGCGTCACTGAGACGCATACAAATCATCCTGATCGAGCAAGCTCAACTAAGTTTGTATCTATTCCCGAATTGATGCGTAATGCGTTCGAGCGGTTAGGGCATGAGGTACATCATCAAGCAATACATCCGGGCGATGATCTTTTTGATTACGACAAAGTTTTTATTTATGTCTACCCACTAGATCATAATGCAATAAATCCTGATGGGGCTATATGGGGGTTAGTGCAACGCCCTGATGCTTATATTTGCCTTGATGACTGGTCTTTCCAAAATGTGATACCTACATGGGAAACCAAGATTAATGCTGATGCTCTAACTCAACGTACATGGTTGGCACCATTATTTCCATGGGGTGATACCAAACAGATGGGGTTGCCGGTTGATGACATACGTCATTGGGACCCATCGCCTTTATATAAACTACCTTTGTGCAATAAGTATTTGTGGGATAGGCGCAAAACAGAGTGGTATAACGCATCATTTTCAAAGGAAGCTCATGAATGGGCCGCAGCGCAACAACTCACTTGGCCTGTACATTCCGTGGGTGGAAAGTCACTTGGACAACCAAGGCTTTTGGAGTCTCAGATTGTGTGGGATTACGGGCAATATAAAGGCGTGCTTTGCCCAACTTATGCCCATGCCGGATGTGGATGGTGGCGAGTCAGATACCAGCATGCTGCTCATGCAGGAGCTATACTCGGTAGCGATCCTAAAGAAACAGGAGTCATACATCCGGCGTACGGTTATACATTAAAAGAAATAGAAAAAATGAGTGATGAGGCAAGAGATTATCTTGCATGGCTACAAGCAGACAAGTTAAAAACAGCCACATTGCAAGAAACATTAAAAAAAGTCGAAAGGTGGTTGGAATGATCATAATTCTCGAAGGACCAGATGGTGGTGGTAAAACCACATTGGCTGAGAGACTTCGTCAATTCTTTGGCACACATCGTATGGCTCATGTTATGAAGCATGGCCCATACATAGGTATGTCAACTGAGGATTTGTGTAAGACGTATTTTAGATCCATGACACAAGCTCTTACGTATGATGACCACGTTATCATGGACCGGTCATGGCTATCTGAGCCTATTTACGGTACCGTCTATCGTAATGGGGCCAACCGTGTAGACCTACCTAGGCGGCGTATGCTTGAACGTGTGGCTTTATCTCGAGGCGCAGTAGTGGTGCATTGCCAACCTGACTTATCATTGTGTGTAGATACTTTTAAACAGCGCAAAGGCATTGAGTATCTGGACAATACAGAGCAGCTTGGTGAAGTATATGAAGCCTACGAAACACTTTCTCAGCATACTTGCCTTCCAGTTGTGCATTATGACTATGAGAAGGATGCACTGGAGTCCCTCGTTCAAACTCTTATGGATAGATCTACACCTAATGGGGCTTCTGGCGGTGGCAGTTTTAAGCCCGGTAACATACTTATGCTATGTGATAAGGGCCCAAGGACAAATATTAAAGCATCCGCAGCTGTTGTGCCTTTCATTAACTTCCTTGATGATGATGGCCCTAGTCGTATGTTGGCAGATACTTTAGAGCGTGAAGGCGTACCTGAGAGTGATTTGTATTGGATCAATACGCAAACCTACCAAGGCACGCCTACTGATTCATCATTTATGAAAGACTTACAACCTAGTAGAGTTTTTGCATTAGGCAATAACGCTTATGCGTGGTCACTTAATAATAATGTACAAGCGTACAAGTTGCCACCGCCGCTATATCACATGCAAAACTTTCCGCATCAACCTTATCATGTAACAGAAAGCGACTATGGAAATACCACTCATTCATCGTGAAGAAGATCTTATTCTGCTTTACAAGGCACTTGATTATCGTGGCGTTGAGTCCAATCCAAGAGGTGAAGGCACAAAGGAAATTGAGAACTTCACTTATTCTCTTGGCCCTTTCGTGCGCTTTAACTCTTTTGTTGGTCGCAACTTCAATCTTAATTATCTTAAGCGTGAAATGGCATGGTACATAAAGGCAGACCCTTTCGATACTTCCATCTCAACTCATGCAGCTCAATGGGGCAAGATTGTTGTCAACGGTAAGCTAAATAGTAACTATGGCAGCTATTGGTTTGGCAAGTATGGCGTAAGGCATATTGTTAGATTGCTGCAAAAAGACCCTATGAGTCGCCGTGCAGTCATTCCTATGTATGGCACTGACATTGACCACATGGATATAGAGGCCAAAGATGTCCCTTGCACGATTGCTATTGAGTTTCGTTTACGCCGTAGTAGGCTTAATGCAAGAGTCATTATGCGTAGCCAAGACATTCTATGGGGAATGGCTAATGATATACCCACGTTCTCGTTTTTACAAGAAATTGTGGCAGTGCTTCTTAACGCGGAAGTAGGTGCATTAACCGTATCAGTTGGGTCATTTCATGTTTACGAATCAAGAATGAAGATGTTCAAAGATATATTAGAAAAGCAACAGCATATCCCAGTGGCAGACAAGCCACCAAGGATTCAAAGGTATGAAGCCCACATGTTAATGGATAAGCATATTGATACTGCCCACCCGTTCTCACGCTGGCTACTTGATGTATAATTCACGTGTAGTACTTGACCATTGAAAGGAATACAAATGCAAACGCCTAAAATCCGTTGGACCTCCAGAGAACGTGAGCAAGTTATTGTAAGAGCTGTTGAGCTCTTCAATAATGGTAGTAAGTTATCCATTGCTGTAACTGATGCGCAGTCGGTGCTAGATGCCGATCGTCAACGGCCTGCAGCTAGTGTTCGTTGCGATCAGCAACTTCTTAAAGAGATTAAAGCTCGGGCTTATGCAAGTAAGTATGCAGTTACCTCCACACCGCAAAAGATCGATGCCCCAGAGCCCATTCCTGTGGCGCAAGATACGCCTTCATTAGATTCGTTTGTAGCTTTACTTGCCAAACAATTTGCAAAAACATTTAAAGAAGAAGTTAGGCTTGCAGTTAAAGAACTAGAGCATGAGTTCAAAATTGCCAAGCATAACCCTGAGTACGAAAGTACTCGAACTGATAAGCCCCGTGTTATTATCATAGGACTACTAGATGCTCAAGCATACATGATAGAAAAGGAGTTTCCTAACTTCGATATCTCATGCATTGACACTAATCGGGCATTGAATTATTTCCCGCCACTTGCTGACGCGTACTTATTGATGAAGAACTTTATCAATCATTCAGTTTATGATAAGTACAAACCACTACCTAATCACGTTCTTATTGATGGAGGTATGACCGCATTAAGAACATGGCTTAGTTCGAAAGGAAACGAATTGTGAGTATACCCTATGAATATGTATATACCCCCTCAACCACCGACGTAACTATACGTTGGCGCATAAAGTATAAATGGGTTCCACCTACTGAGCAAGAGCAATTTAAAAAGAAATGGGCTGATTTTAGAACTCAAGCTGCTCGAGGTATTGAAAGCTTGGCTCCTGAAGAAGACCCTATTACTGAGTCACAACATGTTAACATTAGGAGAATCATAGAATGGAAGACCAAATGAAGCAAGAGTATCATGATTGGGTAGCTTTATTAAATAAAACAAACAATCGTGATCTACTACGTGACCCTTACAGCGTTTGGACAGAAGCATGGCATGTTGCTATGATGGTTGGCAAAAAAATCCCCGTACAAGACGGGGAAAAACCACTCTGTCAATAGCGAGAGTTATCTAACAGGTGGCGCTGCTGTCTGCGGTTGTAACGGCTGGTCGGCAGGGTTGCCTTCATTCATATACTTATAAGCCTGATAAAGTAATGGTGGAGCTGATATTGCAAGGCCTAAGCCTTTTGCAACTGGATGTGGCAAAGACATAAGGGCTCCACCTGCAGCACCCATACCATGCTCTATCATACCGGGAACGTCTTGATTCTTATAAGCTTCATAAGCTTGTACGCCTTCATAGCCTGTTGCGGCGCCACCTAATAAACCGCTAAGAGGAATATTCTTAGCAAATCGACCTAGCTTTTCAAGAGTACTTGGCGTAGTCATTTCTTCAAGCATTTGCGCACGCTTACCTGCTCGTGTGGCAGTAGATTGCGTTGTTTCCAAAGTCTTATTGAGTTTCTCAAGCGCCAACTTATTCTCATTGGCTGCTTTTACAGCTGCATCATATTCAGCTTGAGCTTTTATAAAGTTAGTATGCGCAGATTTTTGCGCAGGAGATGTAAACTCATCAGCAAACTCTGCCGTGTTAGGCACAATCAAGCCAGTACGAGATGCTTTAAAATTGGCGCCTTCACCTACTGCGTTTAATTCTTGTTGCATTCGGTAATTACGAGCTGCTTCAGTTGTAGCATCACCACCTGGGCCCATTGAGCCAACAGTTTTTGCACTCCATTTATCTCCCGGTAATGCTTCACCTATTGGAGTTGTAGGCGCGCCATAACGTACTGCCTCTGCCTCAGCTGCGCGTAAAGCTTTTTGCGCATCATCCAAAGCTATGTTTAATGCTTCTTGTCGAGTCATCAAAGCGCGTATATCCATGGATACGTCTTTAAGGTCGTCAACACCTAACTTTGCGGTGATTTTAAGATCCTGTATGCGTGCTTCACGTGAAGGTAACTTGGCAAACTTATCGCGATTAAGCGCAACCCCTACACCTGCGCCAGCTACAGCGGCGCTCTCTTTGCTTACAGGCGCACTATAACGCTTATTAGAAGATACTGTGGTGGCTGGTGCTGGCCCCGGAGTAGGTGGCCCAGCACGAAATACTTCACCCATATCTTCAAGCTTCTTTTCACTAGGCGCAGATGGTATTTGTGGCAAGTCACCAGTATACTCTTCACGTTTTTTACGTGGAGGCGGTGCAGGCTTTTTATCTGCTGCAGCTTTATCGCCACCAAAAATAGGGTCCAGATCTTCTAGTGACATAATTATCTACCCATATAAGGATTGTGCTTACTATACAACTCTTGGTAATACTTGTCAAAGCGATCCATTACTGAATTGTAATCAGAAGAAGTAAAGAAATCACTAAAACCAGAAGCAGGTCCATATTTCTTATTCCACGCGCCATATAGCTTATTCAATTCACCGCGCATATTCATACCAACAATATTCTCTTTGGCATAGTACTTAATGGCTTCAGCCGAGTCTTTGGCTGTAATCATTGGGGCTTGTAAGAGAGTTACGTCGGCATTAGAGATCTGCGGGCCAAGGATGGCCTTATTAACTCGAGCATTTTCAAAGAATTGCTTGGCAATAAGATTACTGATTCGTGCCAAAGCTTGCTGCTCAGTTGGAGGCAATTTAACTTTGGATAAGAACTCGTTAACCGGCAAAGAGAAAGAACCCCATGGTGTAGATGCGCCTTGCTCTGCTGCAGCAGCCAAGCCATTTAACAAGCCTTGCTTTTGCATAAGGCCTAGCACTTGTGGGTACTTATCTGCAAGGTCATGCAACTCACGAAGGTCTCTAACAGATGAATTTACCCGCTCTGGAGACCAAGTAACAAGAGTGCCAACTTGCTCTTTATACATCTCATCAAGCATCCTTTGACGCTCACCCATTGCCTTAGCTCGAACAGCCAAAGGCACACTATTATCAGCCGTTGCAGTTTGCTCAGCTAGTTGTACTGGCCCAGGAGTTGTAGCCATTGGCTTTTCTATAATAGGCTCATTACCGGTATCAACTCTAGGCCCTGGTGAATTAGGCACTATCTCAGTTTTTAAACTACCACTTGGCACAGGCAACACGTTAGGCTCACTTACAGGAGCTGGAGTTGCTTGTGGCTTTTCGCCTACGCCTAAGATTCTACGCGATGCTGGAGATAAGAACTTAGTAAAGTCTTCACCATACTCAGCACGTTGTTTTCCAAGATCAACTTCTTTACCTGCAAGCTCCGTGCCTAGCTTAACGTTGCCGGTTTCCATCTCAGCAGCGTTCTTAAGCATGGTGCCTAGCTCAGGTGAGCGTAGAGCCACTGCCATGTAAGCCTGTGGAGTAATCTTACTAAGTAAATCAGATGGGATGGCGCCTCTTTGAACCATTGCCTGAGTTGTCTTTGGGTCAGTACCAAAGATATTTGAGATAATAGATAAGGCTTCATTTTGGCGTGAAACACTATACTTTTGACCAGCAAGTTGCGCTCTAAGTTGCGCAATAGGTAGCGCCATTTCTTGCGACTTTTCAACATCTTGGCCAATGGAAGTAGACGCCTTGCCTAAAGCTTCTGAAATATTACCTGTTCGCCCAGGGTCAGCCATAGCCCCTGCAACTTTCCACCAGTTAATAGGCTTTGCCGCACGAGATTCTAATGATTGCAGTATTTTGCTAACTGCGTCCATATACTCAGTTTGAGCTTGTGGATCTTGCCCTATGCCCAATGGTGCAGCAGGAAGTGCTCCGGTTGCCATAATCTATCCTTTACGCAATCTTAATATTAGGCAAGCATTGAATCT